TCTGGCCTTGTCTGCTGCTGACTCTCCTTTTTGTGCTGGTGAGCCAGATACGCCCTATTGGCCGAAACGGATGAGTTTTACCGTGTCGCCTTCCTTGGCGAGGACCACGTGGGATTTTTTCGGGTGGCTGGGGGTGCGTTTGGGCTTGTTGTAGCCCTCGAATTTTTCGCCGCGATACTCAATCATCGTCTTCCTCCTCGTCTTCGGGGTTTTCGATGGGCACCAGCACTTCGATGCCGAGGGCGAGCATCTTGATGAAGTTGCCCAAGGTGTCGGGGATTGAGGGGGTTTTGAATACAAACGTGGCGTGCGTGGTGCCTTCCTCGCCGTCAATTTCGATGTGGAGGCAGCTGCCGGTGATTGTCTGGATCGTCATCAGCCGTGGTAAGCGACGGCGATGTGGGGGGTGATGCTGGGCGTGCCAGAGTTGATGGAGGCGATGCGGACGCGGATCTTGGCGGCGGGTTTGCCGTCGTAGAAATAGACGTATTCGCCGTTGGAGTTGATGGTTTTGCTGGAGTCAATGGTGAACCAGTTGCCGTTGCCGTTGAAGCTGCACTCCAGTGCGAGGGTGAAGTTGGCTCCGCCGGTAACAGTTGCGGCGAAGGTATAGCTGGGGGACTGGGCGGGGACTTCCATCCAGTCGTTGACGGCGGTAAGGGTGCTGCCGGTGTACTCAACCAAGTTGGTGAAGTAGTCCTTGGCGGTAATTGCTTTGGCGGCCATGGTTATTTCCTCGGTTTTTTGGCGGTTTTGGCGGCTGCTTTGAAGGCAGCGGCGGTGGGAGCGCCTTTAGTGCCAGGCTTACGCATTTTTTCGCCGCTGCCGGCGGCGATGCGCTTGCGTTTGGCCGCAATGTTGGCGTACAAACCGGGTTTTTTAGCCATTACTTTTTCTTAGGTGCTTTTTTCTTGGTGCTCTTGGCCGGCATCGGCTTAGCTTTACCTTTTTTGGGCATCTTCATGTCGCCGTAATGTCCAGGCATAACCAGTCGTCGTACTTACCACACACGATAGGAGGTCTTTCCGAGGTTCTCCGGCTTGGCGAGGTTGAAAGTTTGCAGGCAGAGGTAGCCCAAAGCGTCAAATGCGTGGTCTACGCCGAGATTTTTGTTGGGGAGGCCGGTTCCAGGGGCATAAGTCAATGTGCGGAGGGATTTGATTAGTTCTTTGCACTTGGGGTGGATGAAGAGGCGGCGCGTTCCAGAGGCATCGAGGAGGGCGGTGTTGACGCAGGTGATTTTGTCGCGGATTTTCCAGGGATTTCGGGGGCTGGAGACCGTGAAGCCGGATTTGCGGAGGATGTTGTGGTCGGTGGCGCCAACGCCGGATGTTTTGCGGGCGCCGCCGGTAGGGTCGGGGCAGGCGATGATTCGGCGCTCGATGCCGTAGCGCGTCTGGATTTCTTCGCAGAGATCCCAGGTGGTGGCGCCACCGGTCATGATGATTTCGTCGAAAACCCAGAGCACGTCGCCTTTTTTGACCGCGCACACTGCGGACATGGGGTCCACGTTGAAGTCAACGCCCAGCAGCAGGGGTAGAACCGGGAGGTCTTGCACCACGCTGTCGATGTTTTCGTCGCTAAATGAGACGGCGACGAGACCGCTGAGATTCTCGAAGCTGGCCTCAAATTCTTGGCGGAAGGTTCGGGCGTCGAGTTGGGCGCGGGCGGCTTCGATTTCTTCCGGTGGGACGTTATCGCCATCGATCGTGGTGAACTGCCACCGGTGCCAGTCCGGGTCGTCCTGGTCGCAATAGCACCAGAGGTCGTAGAACCAGCTGGCCGTGCCGTCGGGGGTGGAGATGAAGAGGGCCCAGCCTTGTTTGTCGGCGAGGGCGGGGCGGATGACCTCGAACCAGACGTCGCTGGACATGAACGCGGCTTCGTCGAGCACCACGCCAGCCAGACTGCGGCCTCGCAGGGCCATGGCGTTTTCAGTGCCCTTCAGTTCGATGGTGGAGCCGTTCACCAGCTCGATTTTCAGGTCGGTCTCGTTTTTGGACTTGATCCAGGCTTTTGGGACTAGCTTTTTTAGTACCTTCCAGGCGATGTCCTTCGCCATGCGGTAGGTGGGGGCGGCGTAGAAAAAGGTTTCGCCGGGGCGTTCGATTGCTCCACGCAAGAGTTCGATGCAGGAGAGGTAGCTCTTGCCGAAGCGGCGGCCGGCAACCAAGACACGGAAGCGTTTACGGCTGGAAAACACTTGCCCCTGGGCGTAGCGGAGCGAGAGGGTTCCAGCCGTGTCGGTCACTTTTTCGGGTACGGGTACCTTCTAGGGTATTACAGGAATTGAACCCCTGCCCCCGGTGTAGTACAGAAGAACAAATTGCGAATGTATCAGTAGGTTCCCTGGCCGCCACTGGGGCAGTTCGTAACTCGAACCCTACCCCCGGCCAGATTGCAAAGTGTAACAAGTCTGCCACGCTAAAGCGGCGGTGGTGTTATACTTAACAAGTAGGCACACACAGCCCCGCCATGACTTCCGTTCGCATCGCCGCCGAAGCTCTCCGCGCTCACGGCATCCACTGCCGCCGTGATCCTCTCGCTGTTGGCCGCTGGCTCGCTGAGGTTAACCTCACGCAGTATTGCGTGGGCGGCCTGGCTCTGGTTGCAGCTGCCGCCAGTGATGACCCCATAGCCTCACTCGAAGCGGCTTGCAGCTGAGCAGGCAGGCACAAAGAAGGCCCCCCGCTTAGGGGGGCTTTTGTTGTAGGTAGGCTCAGCGTGCGGCGTCTAAGTACAACGCACCAGCACCAGCCAGCACGAGGAAGCCGGTCAGCGGTAGGAAGGTACAGCACGCGGCGCCAGCGAACAGAAGGCCAGCAGCGAGCTTGGGGTTGATGGAGGGTTGGGCCATGGGTTGGGTTCCGGTAGGGTTCAGCGGTTCAGCACCCGGCCATCGCGGCGGGCGTAGATTTCGGGCAGGCGATCGGCAAGCCGGCCGGTATCGTGCAGCATTTCGGCGATGCGGACCAGCGAGTCGAGACCGTTGCGGCGCCCGTCTTGCTGCCAGTGCAGAAGTTCGGCGGCGATGCGGTCGAGCGTATCGGTGTTGGGTTGCATGGCAGGGTTTGCCTGGGGTGATCAACTCACACAGTATAAAAACAGAACCGGCACGCGCCAGGGGATTCTGGCCGGTTCGGCAGCTGTCTACTGTCTCAACCTAAGACGCTAAATCTCAGCCTAAGACTCTGCGTTGCGCTTGTCGTCGATCTCCACGCGAAGCACCGGGGCCGCGGCGGCCTGGGCTTCCGGTGCGACTTCGCCCACAACTGCGCCGAGATCACGCAGCAGCAGTTGCGCGGTGCCGAACTGCTTAGCACGCAGGGCGCCCTCAATACACCGGAGGCGCATCTGCTGGATGCGTGACACCGTACGCTCCCGCTCCTGGGCCCAATCGGACTCGTTCCAGCTTTGCACCACTGCATAATCGCGCCAAGCGGTGCTTAGACTCACACCTTCACGTGTTGCGTGTTCGTACACCAAAGCACGGGCCGGCATCCCGTCTAGTTGCCGCTTGAACAGCCGCCGTTGCCGCTCTTCAATCCAAGCGTCGGGGTTCCGGCGCCCGTATGCTTTGCCGCCATTCTCTACAGCTTCCGCCGTAACTTCCGGCGCTTCGGTGTTAGCTTCCGGCTGTTCGGCCATTGTTAAGATCCCCAGGCTGTTTGCTTCAATCTTAGGCTGTACCTTGCAAGCGGCCGCAGGCCGCGCAGCAAAAAGCCCGGCACAGGGGCCGGGCCGTTGATCGGTGGCGGTGCCAGGGCTAGGGGGCTTCTGTCACCGTGCTGATGCTCCAGCCGATAAGCGCACCGGCGGCCTGCAGTTCTGCCAGGGTATCGGCTGCGATCCGTTGGGCATCAGCGATACCGCAGGCGCCGATGGTGGAAGGGCCAGCAGGTGACGGGCTGCCATCCTCTCGCAGCAACCAAACGTTGTACCGCATCAGCCTGCTCCGTTGGTTTGGTTGAAATAGTCCAGCACCGCAGGCCAAATCTCCCGGGCCGCATACTGGCCCGCCGTATAGTCGATCCCATCGGCGGT